CCGAATTGCCCCAGCGGGTTCGTGGGATTGAGGACGCGATTCAGCACCCCGCCTAGCCCCTGCTGTCCATTCGCGCCGCCAGAGAGGAAATCCGCGAGCCCCATGTCAGCGCCCCAGGTTCAGAGGTGAAAGATTGAGCGGCGACAGGTTTGCGGTGATCGGCGACAATCCGGCGCCTAAATACGAAGGTATCGAATTAGCGATACCTCCCGCCGCACCGCCCAATAGGCCACCAAGGCCGCCGCCTCCGGTCAGCGCTCCGGCTAGCCCCAGCGCCGGACCAAGGATCGACCCAAGGCCGCCGGTAGTCTGCGTTTGAGTGGAATTTTGGCTCGCGTAGGGCGCCGTCGCCTGCGTCACCCCGCTCGAGTAGGCCGATGCGCCTTGCAATGGCAGGAGGGTGGAGGTGCTAGCCAAGTTGAGCAGCGGCGAAATGCCCGTCAGATTGCCCTCATATTGCCCCGGAGCGGCAAGCGCGGCCTGCTGTTGCCGCGCAAGCGCCGCGTCTTCCAAAGCCGCCGCGCTCTGCGTTCCCTGCTGCTGAAGCTGAGCCGCGTTCGTGACCCCGGATTGCTGAAGCTGCGCCGCATTGGTGAGTGCGCTCGCCCGAAGCTGCTGATCGTTATTGTACTGGTTGCCGTAGAAGGTGCTGAGCGCGTCGCCGATGCCCTGCCCGCCAAGCAGCGCCGCCAATCCACCGCCGGCACGCCCTGCCCCACCGAAGGACGATGCGAGCTGTGCGCCGGTCTGCTGCCCGATCCGGTCCGCCGTCTGTGCGAGATAGGGATTATCGTTCGACGTGGTCTGAAGCAGCTGATCGATATACTGGTTCGGCCCGGTGAGCTTCGAAAGGAACGGATTGCTGGTCAGCGCCGACGTGTATGGGTTCGCGTTCAGCCCGCCGCCCTTGATCGTGCTTTCGAGCTGGTCATTCGCGGCGGTGAGATAGGACGGCGCGCCAGAGCCGATGCTTTGGATCGCCTGCATCAAATATGGCTGGACAGCCGCGCTGTTGGCCTGCGACTGCTGGGACGCGGACGAGAGGCCCGACAGGCTGTCCGTGATCGCGCCTTGCGCCCATGGGGCGGCGGTGGTCGTGCTGGACGACGTGGTCTTTTTCTTAGTGCTCACGGTCGCCCCCCAACATCAATTCCATGACGACTTTCTTCTTCCGCCATCCGCGACGACCCAAAAACCGCTCCCAGCCCACACGACCCTCGATCGTGAAAGCCTCCACACCGACCGGGCGGGCGACAGCCTCCACACTCGCGATCAGATCATCGACCCAATCATGAATCCCGTGTCCTCCCAGCAATTGGCAGTGCACGGTGCGATCGGTGTGGAGGGTCGTCACCGCAGCGGCGACCGGACCAGCGTCGTCGCGCTTGACCCAGAGCTGAGCGTGCCCTGACAGCAACTCGTCGATCAGTTCAGGAATGGTCGTATCGCCGCCACGTTCGATCGCCGGCCGCAGCAAGGCGCAGATGGCGGGCCAGGTCGCGGGGTCCAGTGGCTCGGGACAGAACGTCATACCATCCGCCTCCGCTCGACGCCCGACGTGTCGTAATATCGGCCATTGATCCCGACATTCGCAGCGGCTGCCGCGGCGTCATCCGCGAACGGGCCCGGCGATGGCCCGAGGAAATCCGACACGGAGTTCAGGCGATCAACCAGTTGGCGCGCCCACGTCGCCAGATCGTTCAGCTTGGGATATTGGAGCTTGGTCATCTGCCGAAGTTCCATGCGCCGGGGGCTGGGTAGACCACCTGGTTATCGGGCTCTACCTGCTTGAAATAAGCGTTCAGTTCCTGCTGGCTGTGGTGTTGCAGATTGGTCGGACTGGCGAAGAACATCCATTTCCCCTGTGGCCCTTTGAGCCACTGACCTCCTGTCATTCCTTCCATGCCGTTGTATTTGCTCTCACTTGAAAATGTCGGGTGATTTGGCTTCTTCCATGCGTCGGAACCATGACCATTGCCAGCCGTCGCGGCCCCTGATTTCCAAAAGCCCCGAGCATCATAGTCGTAGGTATTGCCGAGGCGAGGATTCACCTTCTGCCAAGCTTGAAACTTGGCCTCATCTGCCGGCGGTAGCTCCGTGTTGAAAAGAGCCGTGTAATCGTTGGGATCGTCGCTCATCGCCGCCCAGTCCCGCGCATCTCGATTTCAAGGCCGACAGCGCGGCTCCAGCTATCGTTGGCCGGGGTCTGCATCTTGTAGCGGAGATACCGCCCGTCGTTGCGCTGCGGCGTCGATCCGGCACGATTCAGGCCCACCGGCGCCTTCCACGAAATCAGATTGGCGGAGGTCTGATCACGTTCGCCCACCGAAATCGTCACGCCTGAACTGTCGATGATTGGGCGACAGCCGGTCACGAAGCTGCGCCGGCCCGGAGAGGATTGGTAATCCCCGGTCGTCAGGGTGGCCGGGAGCGCGCCGCCGCTGAAGGTGCCGTAGCTGTTCGAGCTGTCGATGCCGGCCAGAACAGGCGCGCGACCGGCAAATGCGGGGTCGTCATAACTGCCGCCAAAGCTGTCGGGCGGCGGCATGTCCTCAAGTGAGGTCGGCAGGCTTTCCGAGGAGCCGAGCGCCTGGATCGGATACTCGATCGCGGTCCAGCGCTGATCGCCGATCGAAAATGCGATCAGGTTCTGTATCCCGTCTAACGTCGGGCGAGGGAAGCCCCAGATGACGCAGCGTGTGACCGGATCGAAGCCCGAAATAATGTCGTCGATCCGGTTGTGATCGAGGAGCGAATTGAACCAACGGTCTACCCGGTCGGTCCCGATCGGCGTCGCAGCCGCGCCGTTCCAGACGTAGAAGCCGTCGTCGGCGAGGAAGAAAACCAGATCACCGATGTCGCATACGGCACCGGTCGAGACGGCCCCGCGCCCGCTTTCCACGACCTGGAAATCGAATACGTTGGGCGTGCCGACATATTGCATCCGAGAGATGCACTTGCGCTGGAACACCGTCCCAATCTCGCGGCCCGTGATGGCGATCACTGGACCGCCTTCATCCGGCATGGGCTGGAAATCGGCCTGCGTGCCGACGCTGGTGCCCCACGTGTCGGGATCGTTGAAGCCCGACCAACGGATGCGATTGGGCTGATAGCCGTCCGCGCCGTCGTCGATCAGATTGCCCAGGACGAGGAAATTGCCGACGACCGCACAGGTCGTAGCGATCGGAGGCGTGCCGCCAAGATCGGCGAAATCCGACCCCGGGATGGCGCCTTGCGGCAAGACGCTTGGATTGACGGCGATGGTACGCCCATCGAATTGTGCGAACCGCCAATATCCGGGCGAAAGGGCCGTTCCGTCGAACCGCAAGGTGATCGACCCGTTGCCAATTTCGTAGATGTCGTCGTTGGTGGCGCCGTAGATCAGCGGCGTCCCATCGGGCAGCGGGATCGAAAAGAACCCCTTTGCCGGGGCTGGCAACGCCGTCCCGGCAAGCGGCACATGTGTCGGAAATGGCGCATAGGCACCCGCGACCGGCAACACGTTCGTCGCTTCCGACAGGGCCGGCGACATGTGCGGCGCACGGTCAGGCTCCCACGGGCCAAACTGGATCGCAACTGGGTCAGCCATTGTAGGCCATCTGTCCGGTGGAGGCGCGATCGAAGCTCTTGCCCAGCAATTCGTTGAGCGCATTCGTCACAAGCTGCTGCTGCGCCGTCGCCTCCTCGAAATCGCGGATGACGTTCGCGAGCAACTCTCGCTTCGCGATGGCGCGGACCAGCTTCTCGCCCTCGTTGGTCCATGCATTGGATTGTGCATCGTCGGGCAGCGCGGCGAAACGCGTGACGCCATCGACAAACAGAGAATAGTTGATCGAAGGTGTCGGGTAGACACGCAGATTCGTGCCATAACGAGCCCAGCGATAGGGCTCTCCGCTGGCGGCCGTGCCATCACGCCACTGATCGATATCGAGGCTGTTAACCGGATACATGTTCCGGCGCTGACTGCCGATGGTCAGATAGACGCTGTCGATTTCGGTCAGCGCGGCGTAATCGTCCGAATAGTAATATTCCTGCCCGGCGTAGAGCGGGATTTCGAGGCCGCGAACCTCGTTGAACCAGAAACGATTGCTCGCGGCCTCGGTGATCGCGTCATCAATCGCAAGCGCGATCTGACTGGTGAGTTCCGATCGATCCAGCTCGTCGGCGATCCGGGCCTTGAGATCACCCAAGGTCCGGACCGAGCCGAGACTGATGACGACCGTCACGCCTTACGCCTTCGACTTGCCCGTCTTGGGGTGAAGGTCGTCGCCCGGCGTATAGCCGGTGATGATATCCTCCAGCCCCTTGTTCTCGCTGTCGAGCGGCGGTGCCCCATCGGCATGCGGGTTGTGATCCTGACCATGCACGACAGGATCGTTCGGGTTGATCAGCGCCCCCTTGCTGGCGACCGCCGCCGGCTCCTGCGGCGCAAGGCCCAACTTGGACCCGTCGAGATAGCGGCCATAGACCGGAGCCGAGCCATCTGCCGCCGATTCGACAACGACGTAGCCCTTCTCCCTCGCTTCGTCGGCACTGATGCCGGGAAACGTCTCGTAAGCCGCGTTCGGGCTCGATTTGACACCCTTCATGATACGCTACTCCTTACCGGTCGGTGTTGGGGATGAACTGGACCAGCACGTAAGCCACGCCAGTCGTCGCAGCCGTGCCGGTCTGCGTGTAGGCAACGAACACGTCCTGATCCGCAGCATACGGATTGGAGGCGGTCGTGGCCTTGTACGCGGCGGCCGTCTTCTGCCCCTGCGTGCCCGCAACGGCCTCTGCCGAGGTCATCAGATCCGTGCCCGTACCGGTCGTGCCAACGGTCAGGACGTTGGTCGAGGCGGCATTGAAAACGGTCGCGATCTGGACTTTGACATCCACAATGATTGCGCCGGCCGGAACAGTGCCGACGAGAACACCCGTCGCCACCCCCGCATCGTTGAAATTGACGAGCTTACGCAGGAAGTGGACCTGCTGCTCGTGGCTCTGACGTGCAATTCCGATAGCCATCGAGACCTCCTTACGGTGCGGGGCTGTAGGTGGCGGCAACGAAGGTCGCGAAATCGCTCGTCGGACCGGAGCCCGCCGGAGTGAAGCGCGTCTTCTTGATGCCGTAGATGGAGCCCGCCGAGACGCCGAGCTGATTGCCGTAGTCGAACTCTTCCTCGACCCACGAGAACTTGTCGCCCTCGCTGCCGCCGCGGATACGTCCCATGGCAAACATTCCGGCCTGCGCACCGACCAGAACGGCGCGGCGAGCATTGGTGACGGCGGCGCCGGTCGTCGAATTGACACCGTTGGTGATGCGCGGGGCCTTCACCAGCAAGACGCCGTTATACTCGCCGATCAGCCAGCCGCCCTTGAACAGCGAGGTATCGGAGGCATAGCCGCCGGTCGTGAGCGCCTTCTGGTAGTCGATCCAGGTGCCGGCCGCCGCAGTCGTGCGGAGCTGGTATGCCTGATAATCGTGGATAAACATGATCCACATCTTGCGGCCGGCGAAGGTGGCCGGCTGGATCGGGACACCGGTATTGCCGGCCGTCGTGAACTGCGCCGCGCGCGCCACCATCACGTCGATGATGCCGAGCGTGAATTCGTCGCCGGTCGTCAGCGATTCATCCGTGGTGCGGCTGTTCGGGCGATAGATATGCGCCGTATCAGGGGCGATCGTCGCATTGTTGCCGGTGAAGGCCAGGTCGGTCTGCGCGGTGTAGCCGCACAGGTGGTTGAAGGTTGCCGTGTCCCAGCGATCCGCGAACCAGTCGGCCAGACCGGCCTTGCTCTCGTCGCGGACGTTGAACAGGATGCGCTGCTCGCTCATCTTGCCCGCCGAACGGACAGCGTGGCGAAGCTGATCGATGATTAGCGTGTCGCTATAGGTGGACAGCGCCTCTTCGTTGCCTTCCAGCGTACCGTCACCGGTGACGCCGCGACCGACAAGCTGGCCGCGCAGGCCGTAGGTGACACGATCGCCGCCGCCCTTTTCGAGGTCGTCGAGCTGCTGGATGACGCTGCCGGCGGACGTGCCGATCAGGTCGGCGAAGAAGGTCTTGCGCAGGGCTTCGACCGCAAGCTTCTTGCGCCACAGGCGCGGAGCAAGCGGGTGCCCGACAGGATAGTTGGTGGTTGCCATGATGGCGCTCCTTGAAGGGGTTTCTGCGCCGCCGTGTCGTGGTGGCTACGGAAACTCCCCTTCGTCGGGAGCTGGACGGAGAGGCTGTCGCGCCTCATGGCGTAGAGTGGGATCGCACCCCGGCTCGGGTATCAGGATACCGCATCTTGAACTGCCAAACAAGCTGATATAATATTCGGCGTATGGTCTACTTCACGCCGGACGAATTGGCGGCAGAAGCCGTTACCGCAGAAGATTTGCGCTCGATCCGTGTCCCTGTCCGACAGGGTGGGCGGATCGTTGGCACGGTATCCGCTGACTTCGACCCCAACCATGCACAGTCGCGGTCGTTCATGTACGACTTTCGCCCCGGTGACTTGAAACCATCGGGGGATGGGTGGGAAGCTGATCGGATGCTTGGGATGGGCGACTTCCAAGCGATGCCTACGTTCATCCCATCGCATCGATAAGCTTACGCCCCTCGGGCGTGTTGTAGAGCGCCATGAACTCGTTCTCGTCCATCGCAGCCACCGCTTGCGCGTTGACATCGCCAGCGGGTGCGGCGCCTCGTCCCGACGACAGCGAACGCGATTTCTGCCCGCTGGCGATAGCCGCCAGCGTGGGGTGGATCGCGGGCTGAGCGCCCTGTGGCGCGTAGCCGTAGGTCTTGGCCCATTCGTAGGCGAGTTCGGCCGGTTCGCGGCCCTGCTGGATCGCGGCGCGGGTGATTTCAAGCACCTCTTCGGCCAGCGTCTGCTGCACCTCATGCGGCTGGAGCCCCATCATCTGAAGCTGCGACGCCCGCGCATTGGCGAGGTGGGAAGCGGCGGCGTCGTAATCCGGCGTCTTGGCGCGGAAGGCGGCCTCGGACTGCATCAGGTTGCCGTACAGCACCCCGTTTTCCTGCTGCACGACGCCGTGTTCCTGTTCGCGTGCATCCCTGTCGCGGAAGCCCCCATCCAGTTCGGCGACTTTGGCCTTGAGGTAGTTCAGGCCGTTCGGATCTTCCTCGCCATCCTTGGGCGCGACGACTTGCTCCTGCGCTGGTGCAGCACGATTGGCGGCGATGCGCTCGCGCATGGCCTGAAGCTGACCAAGCTGCTCACGGGCCGCCGCCAGTTCCGCGCGCGTCGCCTTATGCCCCTCGCGCTCCGCATGCAGCGCGGCATGAGGGACGGTCTTGCTGCGCTCCTGCTGCTGTTGCGGCGCCGGCTCTTCCAGTTGTTCGGCGGCGGCAAAGCGGCCATGCTCATCACGCGCGGGAGCGGACGCAACAAGTTCCGCCTCCT